CCACACGAAATCACATTGTCTGTACCAGTTAGGCCAAAGCCTCCTGCGTCATGGGCGAATAGGTAGGCTACGTAGGCAATACCCGATTGGTTAGCGCCTGTATAGCCAACAGTAAAAGTTGTGCTATTTTGACCAATGAAATTACCTACGTTAGCTTCAGCATCGGTTGTATTTAATTTCAACTGATAAGATTGAGATGTAAGACTGCGATGCCATACTCGCCAATCATTAAAGCTAGCATCAACAAGCGGTTTAATGATGATGCATCCGGGCGTACTTCCAAGATTATGTGCAATAGCTTGACTACTCGTGCCATCCCCCGTATAAGTCACAACATCAAAGAACTTTGGTGCTTTTGCCCAAGACCAAGATACATAAGTATCGCCACTATCGTTTACAGGCGTGTTGAAATCAAACCCATTTGTATTGAATGAGCTAACAATATCAAACGCATTTTCTGCGTCTGTACTATTTGAAGAAATATATCCTGCGGAAGTACCACGATTGGTATCCATTAAGCAATGGCTTGTTACACTACCAGATGGGTATGTTCTCTTTTTTAACCAAACCAAACCACCTTTGGTAGACAAATCAATATTGTTTGTTATGGTTTGGTCTGACCCTGTACCAGAATACAAGAACGTAGAGAAATAATCTTCTATATATTTAGGTACAGCAGCAACCCCGCCTCCAAATGCGTCATAGCTTGCTGCTCCACTAGTCGATTGTAAAGGCATTATTGTTCCTTGCTTTTGCAGTTGTTCATGTGCCACTTAGCCAAGTTACCGCCACTTGCCATTATTCCGCAATGTGGGCATTGTTCTTTACGCTTTGGCTTACGCATATTGATTGTTGTTGATTTCTTTACGCCAGTTGTTCCAGCAATAATAGCTTGTCTGCGTTGTTCAGTACATGGGTTACTTTTACCTTTAAGTGAATTACTGATACGTTGTTTTTGTTCATCAGTCCACTCATGTCTAGTTTTGGCAATAGTTTCTTGACTAGCAACATATCCCGCACGACCATCGCCACCATCAGTTGCGTTTGTTAAGTCAATACCAAACTCACGCATTTCAGCAATTAAAAAACATTCAAGTTCTTTAGCTTGCTCATGGCTTACATTTTCCTCAACTTTACGCACAATAATGTCTAAACCAAGGCTTTGAATCTTACGAATCTTGTTTAGCTTATATGTTAGCTTGTCAGAATTCTTAGCTTCCCAAGCATGAAAATGGCAACGTCTACCCACACCCTTACCAACGTAAAAGGGCATCCCATTTCTAGGGTCAGTAAGCGTGTAAACGTAGGCGGTGTTCATCATGCCTTAAATTGTGTGTTGCTTGCCAAGACTGTGAATGTCGCACTACCTGTCTTGATTACGAGGTAGCGGTAACTGTCTATTCCACTAGCATTTCCCGCAGTAGGCGCACCACCTAGCCACCTAGTAGTCACACCAGAAGTCGTGCCATCAACTTGAACCGCAGAGTTGTAATAGGCAGTAGCACCTTGAGTGACCAAGAAAGCCACAGTCATTGATTGACCTGTACTCATCAAAGTGTCTAGTGAAGTACCGCTAGAGCCTCTGAAGTTAACTGTCCAGTTAGCACTTGCGTTACTTGTGTAGTACAGAACAGACTGAGTTGTAATGTCGTAGTTGATTGTTCCTGTAGCTGCTGTTGCTGAAACTGTAGCTACCTCTGCTGCATCGTTTAGGACAATGGCAGTAGCAGATGATGAACCTGAGAAAGTCTGAGTAGCTGTGAATGTCTGTGCAGAGTTGGTAACTGCTGTGTTAGCGTTGTAAGCTTGTACATCAGTACCAATAGCTAGTCCAAGAAATGAACGTGCAGAAGAACCACCAGCACCAAGTGTAGTTAGATCTGCGTCATATGCTTGGACATTAGTACCAATAGCCAAACCTAAGTTAGTTCGAGCAGTAGAAGCACTTGCTAGGTCAGACAGATTGTTAGCTACCTGAGAAAACCTAGCATCAGCAACAGCTTGTGTGTAAGTATTGGCTAGATCAAAAGCACCATAAGCAACGATGTCAACAATGTCACCAGCCGTTGCACCAGTAGCCAAAACAATGTTAGTTCCACTTGTGGCTGTAAAGTCTGAAGTGACAATAAGCTTTACGCCATTTAAATAAACATCTACAAAACCAACATCATAGACAATAGCAAAGGTAGTCTGACTTGCTGTCGCTGTATAAACCTGTCTAGAAGAAGTTCCGTTAACTGCTGAACCAGTAGCCTTCCATGTACTACCTGTGTATACACGCATCTCATTAGCTACTGTATCGAAATACAAAGCACCAGTCAATAAAGCATTACCATCGTTATCTACTGATGGAGAAGAAGATTTATTTCCTAAATATCTATCATCAAAAGCGTCATAACTTGCAGCAGCATTGGTAGCTGATGTAGAAGCAGCAGAGGCAGAGCTAGATGCATTAGAAGCAGATGTAGAAGCATTGCTTGCACTAGTGGCTGCATTAGAAGCAGAGGTTGCTGCAGCAGAAGCAGAAGCAGCAGCAGAGGAGGTGCTGCCAAACAACACATCAATGTAGTTCTTAGTAGCAGCATCTTGAGCATTGGTAGGATCACCCATTCCAGTGATCTTGTTTGTTCCCATTGCGATAGCACCACTCATAGTGCCACCAGACTTAGCTAGATTTAATGTATCAGCAGTATCTACATAAGCTTTAGTTGCTGCATCTTGGTTTGCTGTTGGATCACCAAGACCAGTAATCTTAGATGTACCCATAGCAATAGCACCAGACATAGTGCCACCAGCCAGTGCAAGTTTTGTTGCAATGGAGTTTGTCACTGTGGTGGCAAAGTTGGCATCATCGCCTAAGGCAGCAGCCAATTCATCTAGAGTGTCTAACACTCCGGGAGCAGAGGCTACTAAGTTGCTGATAGAAGTATCAACATATCCTTTAGTGGCTGCATCACCAGCATTTGTAGGAGAGGTAAGATTTGTAATAGTGGCTGCTGAAGAAGCATCCATGTTCAATCCACCATTGATGGTGACATCATTGAAAGATGATGTACCTGTAGATGCTGTGACATTACCTGTTAAGTTTCCAGTGACATTCCCTGTGACGTTACCAGTAAGATTACCTGTAACATTACCTGTCACTGCTCCAGTTAATGGACCAGAAAATCCTGTAGTTGCTGTAACTGTAGTACCTGTAATAGCTTGAGCACTACTACCACCAATAACAGCACCATCAATAGTACCTGCATTGATGTCAGCAGTAGCTGCAACTAAAGAGGTGTTAGCAGTGAGTGTAGTGAATGTACCAGCAGCAGGAGTGCTTGCACCAACAACAGCAGCGTCAACTGTTCCACCATTAATGTCAGCAGTGTCAGCAACTAAACTGTCAATGTTGGCTGTACCATCAATGTGTAAGTCTTTAAACTCTAGAGCACTTGTACCTAAGTCAATGTCATTATCTGTTACTGGAACAATAGCACCATCTTGAAAGCGTACCTGCTCAACAGCAGCAGCAGCCACTTCAACAAACACACCATGACGATTGTTAGCTGTATCAGTAGCAATCTTATTCAATAAGTCGCTATCACCAATGACAGGAACAGGATGACCCTCAGCGGCAGTGCCATCATGTCTATGACCAGCAGCAGTAGCAAAGGCATCACGAAGAGCGTTAAGCTCATTGTTAATTGGTGCAGCACGAACTACGCCCGTTGGGACGATGTCAGCAGCAGATTGTCTTACATAACCTGTCAAGGTAGTTCTCCTTAGCGTCTGTCATTGATTGAATAATTCAAGACAAGCCCTTGAATCGTATGACTAGCATTAGTATCATTAGTCACATATTTGAAAGCAATAGAGAATCCAGAGCCTTCAATGTTTGTCTTCTCTACTGGTGATGGATTACCATCATAAATTGCTGAAGCATCATAGATGGCTTCATTGTAATAAGCAGCAGTTCCAACAATAAGAAGGTTATAGTTAGCAGGATTGAACACACCAACAGAATCATCATAGTCATAGGGAACACCCATAACAATACCGGAAGATCCTTCACTTCTCAAGACCTCTCT